CGTTTCGCCTCGGGCCTCACCCCATATCGTTCGCGCGAGGATATCGCGGTCTTTTTCGGTAACTGGCATCACTTTTCTCCAGGCAAAAAAAATCCCGCTCGATGGCAGGCGCTGTTCGGTTTAGATCATTGAGTATAAGATTGCGCCCTACAGGACGCTTAGACGTTAAACGGATTAATTCATGACTGCCATTACACAAACTTCGAAGATTGAGTTTGCTAACTCCCTACGAGGCGTTGCTGTACTTCTTGTTTTGCTCTGCCATTACGTGATGGTATTTAACGTGCTTAAAGCAGGTTATGTGAATTTCCCGCCACTGACCGATTACCCTTTCCCATGGGCAAACACCATTAACCACTCTTTTCCGTTCGCCTATATAAATTTAGGGCAATTCGCTGTTGCCTTATTTTTTCTAGTCAGCGGACTTGTAATTCCTAACTCCGCCGCGTCCTTGGGCAAAAACAAAAATGGGCGTGCCGCCTTCATGGTCGGCAGGTTGCTAAGGATATGGCCAACCTACGCACTTGGTCTTTTAATTAGTGTCGCTGCACTGTGGTTTAACAGCCACATCAACTCAGCTGACCTTTATATGCCATTCAGCCGAGTCGCTTCTAACATCTCTCTTTTCAGAGACTGGATGGGGCAGCCTCAGTTCGATGGCGTAGTTTGGACGCTTGAAATAGAAACGAAATTCTATCTTTTCGTACTTCTATTTTGGTCAGCAATAGGTAAAGGTAGGTTATACCCGATAGTAGCTATTTGCATCGCCGCGCTGCTTGCATCACCGACTGGAGCAACATTTGAGCAAACAATTCAGCCGACAGTCACAGTTTCAAATTTTATATGGACCTTGCCGTACATCCTTTACATGACCATCGGTGTAGTTTTCAATTATCACTTGCGCGGGATCATCTCTACAAAAGCACTTCTGCTTATTGCTGCGGTTATGTACGGTATTTTCACGATTACAGCGAAGGTTCAAGGCCTCTATGAGGCAGTCCCTATTTCGTACGGCTCAACCCTACTACTTTTCGGATTTCTCTATTTCTTCGCAAGAGAATGGACCGGAGGACCAATAATCCGTTTTTACTCTCAGATCAGTTTCCCACTGTATGCCAGCCACGCAGCGTTTGGATACACCGGGATGGCATACATGGTTAGCCTTGGGGCGAATCCATATGGAGCTCTCCTGGCCCAGATCATCTTCAGCACAGGAATCGCTTGGGCAATCCATATCGCGATCGAAGTGCCCACGCACAAAGCGGGAAAACTACTGGGAAAAAAACTGATCACATCGCGAAAATCGGTTCCGGTATCGGCACAGGTTTAGACGGATTCTTGACTTGTGGCGGACACCATCAGGTCCATGCCTTCTGCTGGCTGGACTGGCCACGATACTTCCGATGGCCAACCTTGTTGAGCGGTAACGCGACCAAGCAATACAGCATAGGTTTTCCACTCTTTTAGCTGCGTCGTACGGACAGGTAATTCCGACTCTTCTTCTGCCGTAGCGATTTCTAAATCAACAGCATCGTTCAGCGTACTGATTCGATTAACCAGTGCAACCTTCTGTGCAGTGGCAAGCTGGGTAAGTACTTGAAGCTTGGAACTCTGTAACGCCAAGATGTTTTCCGGTGGATTAAGGAAATCAAGATAGCGCTGATCTGCATCTTCAACCTCACCTTGATTCGGCCACAATTCTACGTCTTGCGGGCCGCCAAACTCGCGCATAATTTTAGTTTCAGTTTCATCAACGTATTGAACATACCTCATATATCGTAACCCCCTACATAGACGTTGAACGTTGGCCCAGCGCCGGATGTACTGGCAGAGACACCTACGGTCTGCGGCGTAAGAATTAACACCCCAGAGAAATTACCAAACAAGTTACCCGCAGCGGCTACAGCACCAGATACGTTCTGTTGGCCAACGTTATTTGCGGCGTCAGAGAAAATGCTTACGCTAAGGTTAGAAGCGGAACTGGAAGACATGCCGAGTTCGCCGAGGATTCTTACAGCATTCGGCGGGACTGCCGCTGAGATCGATATGTTGGATGCGGCGACGTTTGACGTTGATGTCAGCACGGTCGCGAGAGTAATGGAAACACTTCTACCTCTTACCGAGCACACCTTGAACTGGCTACTGGCATTAGTCGGAACGACAGTTAGCAATGCTGACGCAGTGTATCCGGCTGGCATATTCGCCCCGCCGTACACTGCTGGTGCAATAGTCGACGTCGCATTAACCGCCAAGAGCGCAGAGGTGTCGGTGGTTGGGTTGTAGATCGCGTAGAGCGCCACATAGCCATTGACTGGCACCGCACCCGTATCCCTACCGCCCGCGCCCGTGTTCGCGAGGTTGATCACCTTGTTGAAACCAGCAAGCCTGTAGGTCTGTCCTCCCAGCGCAGTGCCGACAACGATTTCATCAGCGGTCAATGTGGCAGTAGCCGAGGCTGCCGCAATAGTCATGCGAACATTCGTCGCCGTTCCGATTGGCGAAGCAAACATCGACTGAACTTGGCCGTGCTGAATGGCATGCTGACTTTTGGTGGCTGGCGGAACCTGCATGGCGCCACCCAGCGACTCAATGAGAATCCACGCGCCGTTACCTGAATTTACCCCGGCCTGCACCAGGTACATCAGTACGGCCGGACCCGGTGGAAGCTCGCCACCTTGCAGCGGTTGCAATCCCAGGCCATAAATTGGCTTGGCGGCCAGCCCGTCTGGTTGGTAGGTAGCCGCGCCGGGGTTCAGGTTTGCAATGTTTACGCACTGAATGTAGCCGGACGTGGGGAACGCAGTCAGTGCAGGGGAATTCGCTGCTTTGTAAACCCCAGCTGTACCGGTGTCAACCAACATCACCGGCTGTTTATTGATTGCCCGGATAGCTTTGAGGAGCTGGGTTACGTCAGCTTCAGAAGGCACAAGCCCGCCGGCGGTAATGACATTCAAAACCTCCTCGGTAATGGCGTTGCCCCAGGCAGATGGGATTAACGAACCCGGCGTCCCCGCCAGTTGGTCCTCATCGACAAACACACCGCCAACCAACCCAATGTTCGGCACACTAATCGGAAAATCCACGTTCTTACCCCTCAGTCATAATTGATGTGCACGACGGTGTGCGCCGGCGCGGGCCGACGGATCAGGCATTCGAGGGCATCGCCAGGGTTCGTACCGAAGCGCTCCCCCCAGTAACTGACGCCGAAGCGGCGACCCTTGCGTTGACGCCCACCGGTATTGAGCGTCCACATGAACTGCGCGTACCAGGTGCCAAAATGCGCCGCCCCAAAACGAGAACGCCCCATACGGGGCGCTCGGTGTTCGGTGATGGTCGGATTCGGGTAGCCCTGGCTGACGGCGATTTCAAGGAAGTAAGCCCGGCTCTGCCCTCCTACCTCCACAAGTCGCCGGCGTACCGCCAACCTTCTATCCTCAAACGAAGGGTTCGGTCCCAGGCAGGCATCCGGCAACCCCATAATCGATTCCCACTCTGGCACCAACTCACTGACGCCGGCCGGATCCATCTCGGTCAGCAAGTCAACAGCTCGCGCATCAAGACGTGAGAACTCGACAGCAACTCCGGACAGCACCAGATCAATTTCCGGCACTAACTCCGGGTCCCATGCGGGGCCAGCAGGCAGAAGTCCTCGCAGTTGCCGGCGATATTGATCAGCGGTTCGCGCTACAGCCATGTGATGCCTCCGAAGGTCAGCAGCTCATTGGTGGCGGCAGTAACGTTCGCTGATGGCACCGTCAGAGAGTGATCGGTTTCGCCGGCGGCACCGCTGATTGCCTCGCGGATGTGGCTAATAAGAAGCGTGTCACCCAACCCCGCCTCGCGCTCGTGAAGGTCGATCAACTCAGCCTGGATGGCTGCTCGTACAGCGCTGGTATCTGGAACAGGGTGAATGCTGTACAGCACCGGTTTCTCGGTTGGAGCGAGCACATACAACTCCGCCGTGACAGGGCGTAGCGGCTCGATGTAGTCCTTCACCTCTTGCAGCTGAGCCGGATTGGGAACAGGTATCAGGTCGTTATCGCGCATCACAAACAACCCTACGGTTCCGGGTCCAAGGTAGTTGCCGCGACACCAAGCGCGAGTAATACCCGGAACCTCCAGTGCCCAAGTTTCATAATCATCAGCAGAGCCACCGTGCGGAATGACCCTGTAGGAGCGAATGACTCGGGCGCGCAGCGACTCGACGCTCTCTTTCGCAATGCCACCAGCAAGGCCGGGGGCGACTACTGTGAACAGATTGGTCACACCGGCTACCGGCTGCACCAGGGTGAGCTCCAGCCCGGCGTCAGCATTGCCGAGCGTTCCAGCATCAACCGCAGCAATCGATGCAACGTTCATCCCACCGACAGTGGTGACGCCCACAGATACACGGTACTTACGACCATCAGAGGCCTGAAGAACCGCGTCAACATCAAGCACGGCGCCCGCCGCAGCTACAAAACTCGCCTCGCCCTCTGCGGGTTGGGCTGGTTTGCGCGGCTGATTTAGGCGAAGTGCGGCAATGCGCTCCAACGTTTCCTCGTCAGCCTTGTCCGGAAGGATCTGCTCGACGATCCAATCGAGATAACCGTACAGCCCATAAGCGGCACCGCTCAGGGTACGGGACAGAACCTGCGCGTCGGATCGACGTAAGGCATCGCTGGCCAGATCACTTTGCGTCCTGCCAATCAGCACCGGCAGCGACGGAGTTTCAAACGGCATAGATCACCTGCCAGGAAGAGAGTGATTTGATTTCCACACGGGCACCGCCCGGGATCGTCAGAATGACAATAAGGTTCAGCCGACTGATGTCGTGCTTCTCGCTGGCGATCTCGATCGCGATTGCATGACCCTCATCGAGCATCCATTGCAGCGCCTCATTGGCGTAGAACTCGGCGTCACGCTGCGTGGCATCTGTCAGCTTTACCCTTCGCAATAGCCAGAGTCGCGAGCCGATACGGTCATCCGCGATGACTGGGTAGCTATCACCCCACCAGCCATACAGCTCTTCATCATCGACTGGGTCATCGGTCTCGGCGCGCCGCCAGGTGAACAGGCTGATCAGCACCGCACGCGTGAGCGCGG